CTGAAGTACGCCTACTCACTGCCATTCGATTTCAAGGGCTTTGACCATCAACCAACCACGAGGCAGCTGAAAGTTATTGTTGAACAAATTATCGCAGCCGCTCGGCCATCAGTACCTCTTGATGGGATACTAACCTTTGACAAAATAGCTCGCAGCGTGCTTGAGTCCTTTGATCATTCAACGTTGAGCTGTTTCGATGAGAACGAGTTTCATGAGTTCAAAGTAAAGGGAGGCCTAATGTCTGGATTGTTCTACACTTCCGCTATTGGTAATGCTTGGAATTTGATTAAGACTCATATGGCTATGGAGAAAGTACAGGCTATCACGGGCGACCTCGACTACAAGTTGTATATCAAAGGCGACGATACCGTCGTTATTTGCTCGACTTATTCAGGGTGCTTATTAATGAGAGAAGCTTACAACATCGTGAATGCAATTGGCGCTGACGGAAAATTCGGAATTCACTATCAAGAGACAGAGTTCCTACGCACTTGGTATTCAACAAAAGCTAGCGGCTACATCATGCGTATACTTCCCGCTTTGCAACAACGAAAACCTTGGAATCCTGATGTCTGGGAACCACAACAGGTTCTGAAACATGTCTTCGACACGCTAAAAACCGTTCGCAGAAGAGGGGGCGTGACTGACGCTTTTTGGAAGGGCGTCAAACGCACCTGGTCTCAGCGTGAACGGGTGTCCGAGGACTGGTTGAAGATACCAACCTGGCTCGGGGGCTTCGGAATAGAATCTTGGGACTACAGTTACCCACGCAACAAGCTACCCAAATTCGATGCTCCTACGTTCAAATTTAACATTGTACCTTCGTACATTGAGAAGCTGAGTTCTAATTTTATAATTCCCATAACGCCAGACGAGGCCAGCGCAATTGCTCAGCAACGGATGGCATCTACGGTAAGTGCCGACGACGTACCCCAGATTTCGTCAGTTCTCAGAGCTGCTTACAAGGCCACTTTCAAAAACTGTAAATATATCAAGGAGTCAAATTTCGAATTTCGACCTAGGGAGATGAAGACATTAATAAATGCAGTCCAACAAGTTCGAAATATTGAGGAGTCGTCCTGGAAGACGAGGAAGTCGAGTGCTATGTTATACGGATCAGAACGTCACGCTTCAGACGAGTTTCGTGAGTTGTCAGAGATAGCCCGGATACGTAAGGTTACTCTAAGCAAGTTACTCCCTGAACACATACCTTCCATGTGGAATAAACTTCGTGAACTAGAGGGCAGAGGCATGCGTCGTTGGGAGGCAATTGACTGGTTGTTAGGCAAAGTCAGAACTGACACAGGAGATTTACACCCTAAGCTGTCTTACATCATAGAGTCCGCAACCGTTAAAAGTATTTCAACAGTCTGTGCTTTTACGTCTTTGCGCAAGTTTTCTGAACTGTGTCTTTTCGTAAGTCACAACCTGTCCACCCGTTTTTACGACTCCACTCTCAGCAAAAATCTCTTCTTATGGTGACTGTAAATAATACTATCTATTCTAGCTATTACTAAATTCTAACAAAACATAAACTGTACATACTAAAACGTGGAGACAACCGACATCGCCGTCCTTGGCGAATGACTAACCCCGTCTGCAGGGTCAACGCAGGACTATAGAGTACCGGGTACCAGATCTTTATGTG